AGTATTCTCGTTAAAGTATTCTATAACAGGTGTAAAGTCAGTACCACCACGGCCATGAAGTTTAAGATCATATGTACCTTTATACTCACTAATATCTCGTATATAAGTATCACATTGTACAAGAGTTATATCTACACCAGTTTTATATATATGGTGCATCTCGTTCATAAACTCTCTAACCTCATCATCACAAACAGATCCAGATGTGTCTATAGCTAACATAAGTTTTTGTTTCATCTTAACTTTCATACCAGGCATATCAGGAAATTTAGTATTCTCTTTTCTACGAATCTTTTTTGTAAAAATCTTAGTACTAATACCCGTAAAGCGTCGGAGATAGTTCTTCCAATTAAATTTAGGAGGAACTATTTCTTGAATTTTAATTATACCTTTCATCTCACCAGGAATATTACCTTGTTTCTTTTCAGCTTGACTTTTTACTTCATTTAACACTCTTTGCAATTGCTTTTCTATAAGCTGCTTTTCTGCATCAGGTAAATTTTCAAAGTCTTTCCACGGATGATTAGGTATCTGAACTTCTTTGTCTCCAGAACCACCTCCTCCTGACGGATCTCCTTTATCATTCCCTGGACCAATTATAACTTGACATTCACCTTTTTCTACAGCATCAAGAAGTTTATCCATATTCTCACAGCCACAACTGCCATTTTGTTTTTTCTTCTTTTGAAGCTGTTGAAGCTTATCATAGTAATATCTACTACCTGCTCTTCCTTCTAAATGAAGATCAGAATAATCATCTATATCTATGCCGCCTTCAGGTAACCATGTTTTATCAATATATTGATTGATTTCCATGTCCATTGCAATGTTAGCCAACTCTTTATCTTTGAATAAATCAAATGTAGTAAGATGGTTAAATGCAATATGAAGCAATTCATGCTTTAGAAGACCTATACGATGTAAATCAGATAAAGGTTCCCAGAATTTCTCACTAATAGTGAGCTGATAGTTAATGCCGTTTTTGCTGACAGCTGCTGTACCAATAGCATCATGCCATACTTTATTCAGCATTATAAGAAAGAAACCGTAGAACGGTTCTTTTAGCATTAAGTCTTTGCTGATCTTACTCAGCGATTCTTGCTTATTCATATAATTTTTTTATTTTTTTATTAAAATATTCTATACTAAAATTTACAGTAGTATTTTTTACAAAGTCACTAAAGTCTTTAGAGTTTGCAATGGGCAGTACAAAGAAATAAGGCACACCATATCTCTTAGAAAACTCTTTAGCGAGTTTTGTACCTGCATCGTCGTTGTCAAATAGACATACAACTTTCTTGAACCTAAATTTATATTCATCCATAACAGAATCTTTCATCATAACAGATTCTGACTGTAAGCCTATAGCAGGAACACCTACTATATCATGAATACTCATAACATCTTTTAACGATTTAGTGATAATTAGTAATTCACCAGATTTAGGCAACTGTGTGTAGCCTTGGTGAACAGAATAATTTGCATTATTAATCCATTTTTTGAGTTTATCTTCAAATGGCTGATATATTTTATAAGTAAGCTTATTATCTTTTTTTTCTGCATATACATACGCATGTTTAGATACTTTAACAGCATTACTATTATAAAATACATGACTAATAGGGAACACATTAAACTTTTCTAGTGTAGACTTTTTTATACCGAAGGGTTTCCAGAATTGTTTATCTAGTATTTCCCAAGGTCTTATTTTTATTCCTAGTTCTACTTTTTGTTTTTGTGTTATTTTAGTATAGTTTACGGTTTGTTTAGTACCAGACACACCGTAATTAGATAGGCCAAGATCAAATGCTACTTTTTCTAAGGCTTCAGAATAGCTTAAATTAAACAGCTTTCTTACCATAGCAACAAAATCACCGCAGTCTCCTGTGGCAAAATCTTTAAACATGAGAATATTTGGTTCTACTCTATGAAAGAATAGTGCAAATGATGGAATATTGTCTTCACGTAAAGGACTATGATATACGCCTAGCGTAGTTATTTGTTCTCCTAAGTAAAAACCATATATTCTTTCTTGTGTAACATGTTTTAAGATATCTTCCCTACTAATAAGATCATTAAATACTATAGAATTTAAATTTATATCTTTCATAATAAAAAAAGAGAGGGTTTTTACACCCTCCCATTTTTATAGTTTAGCTTTATCTACCAGTCATCAGTTGACGAATCCATTAAATCATCTGCTTTTGCATCTTGCAATACAGGTTGACTTTCTTCAACTCTAGCCATAGCATCTATAGTAGGTGCTAATTTTAAACGAGTAGCGTCTTCACTAGTATTCATAGATTCTACAAAAGGAACCCAGCTACGAGGCTGAATATAATTCTTTACAGCATTCTGAGTACCATAAGTAGCAAAGATTCTGAATTTACTAGGAGTGCTAGCAAGACCGTCTTTGATACATTTCATAGACATATCCAATAATTCTTTAGGACTTTTTGCTATAAAAGGAATTTCAAAGCTAGCTCCGTAAACAGCATGAATAATATGCTTCATAGATTTACCTTGCTTTCTTGCTTGTTCTTCAATAGTACTATACTGAGTATCTTTAGTAGCATACCAGTAAGAAGAAGAAACTTCTCCGCCACTACTATCTGTAAAAGTTACTTTATAATCAGGAGCATTTTCTTTATCATCCTTTCCTTTTTTGTAAACAGACATTTTTACATCGTTTACTAATCCTGCTACACCATCATTAAAGATTGTAACTCCTTGTTTGGCATCAAAGCCATTGTCATTTAAATTATACATAAATTGTTTTTAAAAATTATTACCATTGTGATTCTACACCATTAGGTGTATCTAATTCAATACTTGTAGCTTCTTCTACTTTAGGATAATCTACATTACTAATAGTATCTTCTACAACTTCTTGTTCAGATTCTAATACTTCTTCTACTTCATCATTAGAAATAGCATTTCCTATTAGTTCTAATTTATAGAATCCATCTCTATCTAAAATCTTAAATTCATTTTCTAGATCATTAGATAATTCTAATGTTTTGGATATAAATTCAAAGATTTTCTTATCACTAAATGTACAAGTTTTAGTTAATTTAAAACCAGTATCTTCTTCAGCTTTACGAATTGCTATAACAGTTCTACTAGCATTAAACCCAAAAGATATTCTATCTTCTCCTTGAAGATTTAATAACTCTTGTGCGGCTTTATTAAAGCTAAACTTTCTGCCTGCACCTGATTTTGCCAATGCTGCCATTGTCATTACAGCATAGTCATACTTTTCTGTCTTACGCTGTCTTTGTGAGGGCACAGCATCCCATGTGAAATCTTCCATTTCTTGTTAATTAATTAAATTGAATAATACTCTCTGATTGTTTTATTGACATCGATAAGATCATTATCGATCATCTCTTCTTCAAACATTTCGAGAGGGGTTTTACATGTATCTGATCCTGATGATACAGTTCTGAATACATGGCGATTAGGTTTGCCAGGAGATTTTACAATCTCTGTGTATAGAACTATAGTACTGAAAGACTCAGGAACAAATCTTTCTAGCATTTTACCTTGTACTCCAATACGTTCAGATGCAAATCCAGAATCATCATAATGTGTTTCGGGATGAGCCATTAGATATACTATGATATCGTCGCGCATAGAATCATTAATAAAATTAATGAGGTCATATTGGTTTGCTGCCATTTTTGACCATTTATCAAAGCCTTTCTCAGCTCTGAACTTTTGACTCATAACTGTGTCAGTCATGATTCTTGACCAAGTATCGATAATAACAGTCTTGACATTCTCTAGTTTGTTCACTTTTTGTAAAGTGTTTAGTACGATTGCTATGTCAGATGTTTTACGATAATTGCGTTTATCTTCATTATACTTTTGATTAAACTGCTTAAATGGTAACGCCTTTTGATCGGTGTTTATTATTACAGTTTCTTCGGGATTAAGTAACCTCATAGAGGTAGATTTCCCCATACCTGATTTACCAACCAGGAACACTAATTGTGCCATAAAATTAAATTTTGTGATTATTACTACTATATAAATATAGTCATTTTTCCCTGTATTTACAAGGGTTTCAGGTGTTAAATACTCTTAATTTCTTTCTTTACTTCATCTTGTTTCTTTTTACGTTTGTTATACAATTCACCTCTTAAATGTGGGTGCTCCTCTTGTACCTTTCTAGATGCTCTGCCGAAGGAATCTATATAAGGTATTTCCCTAGATTCCATATCTTTTAGAGCTTTTTTAAAAGGTTTATTTACATCATATTGAATATCTAGTAAATAATGATAAAATAATCTTTCATTAGAATCCCGTAATTCAGGATGCTTAGTAAGTTTATCTTTTACCCATAGATATTTATCTTTAATCATTGTCATATACAGTGATTAATAACTGCTCTTGGAAGTGTAGTATTTGCTCTACTGTTTTCCAATCACCATCTCCTATATTCTTTTTACTAAAAGCTACTTCTATATAGTGACCATTACTTAATCCTTCCATAGATAATTTTTTAAGACAAGCCTTTAAAGCAGAGTACTCAAACTCATTACTTGTAAGAGATGTGTAGAAATTTAATACACTAGCAGACTGTGCTATGCTAGCAACTGAATAATCTCCTAGCTTATATAAAGAAGGTAGAGGAAATGTTTTATGCACTTCTTCTATAACTTCAAACTTTTTATATAACTTTTTAGATAACTCAGGCTTTTCCTTTTCAGCTGGATCTTTTGTACAGTTAATATTGTTAATTAATAGAGGTATTTTACCCTCTTCAAAAGCTTTACTAATGCTTTCTTTTACTTTTTTTACAATTGGCATTTTATTTTGAATTTAAACTTGAATAATAATCATGGATCCTTTTTAGTTCTTTAGGTTTTCCAATGATTTCGTTTGCTTTAGGTAATTGATAATAACCGCCTATTTCACCCACAAATAGAAAGCTTGCTAATAGATTTACTTCACCGTCACGATTCTTACAGATTTTAGTTAATCTATACCTATTCTTGTATTTTGTAATATCAAAACCTAGGCATTTGTCTATGCCGTAATAAAACGGACTAGCTAAACCTATTACAGTATTAGCATCTTCTGACATATTACCACTGTTTTTGATATCACTTAACATAGGCATCCAGTTGTCTTTCTCTCTACGGTCCATAGATTCTGAGGAACGATTTATTTGAGATATAACTGTAGGACTAAAGTTGAACATATTTCTAAAGAATACTAGAGTTCTAGATACTTTGTCCATAGCCTCTTTTAGATTAGCATAGTTGTTGTAGTTTATAAGACCTATATGGTCTATCACAACAAGAGTAATTAGTTTAGGATTATCAGGAATATAATTTATAATAATATTATCCTTGTTTCTAATAACTTTACCACGCTTTTCTGCATAGCCCATTAGATCTTTATATAAAAACTCTGGACTAAGAGAAGTACGATAATGTAAGTACTTATCTTGTATCTCATTCATCTTAGCCTCGTATTGAGGAATAAGTCTTGCTACTTCAGGACGTATCTCTGAAGAACCTAGCGACCTTATCTCATTAAGATTAGTAAGTATACCGTGTTCACGCCATATAAGACTCGCAATATGTTTTGCTATTTGATATGCTGGCGGTATTTCTAAAGAATAATATATAATCTCTAGATCATGAATGTAATCAGGGTTAGATTGTAGAAAATCTATGGCCCCATACACATAAGTTGAATTAACAAATGCGGTTTTACCGACACTTGTACCTGCGAAAATTAAATCATAACGACCTGGCTGTATATTTTTTATATGATCACTTAACGTTGTAAAACCTTCAAAAGGTATACCCGTATTTAATCCTTGTTTGCCACGTTCTATGTCTTGTTTTAATTTATCCCAATGCTTGATTTTTGCTGTCATATAATTTTTAAATTTGATCAGAGTTCCACTCCTGTTCTTCTACACCTTTATCTTGTATAAAGACTGCCCATTGCTCCCACATACTATTGTTAAGGACAGTCTCCATATTAGGTAAATAATGTAATTTGTTAGCTCTTTTTTGCAGACTTACAAATGCTTCTATTGCTTTAATAGCTAATTCATGTTGAGCAGTTCTTTTTACTCTAGAAAGATATTTCTTTTCATGTTTTTTAGCTACTTGTGCAATATCACCAGATGCACGAAGTACTCTAGTTCCAACTCTTACAGGATAACATTGATAGAATTCCCAAAAATTAATTTGATCTCCACGTATACCAAATAATTTCTCTATTTCTCCGTTACTAATAATAGTATCCATAA